GTGGGCTTGTAAACAAAAACGATGCCATTAAATTTATACATTTCATAGCCAGCGGCTATGGTGCTCAACCACGGAAAAGTTTTCGTGTCACCCGCATTGATTATGAAGGATTCGGTTGCAAACACGTTTGCAGCAGAATAGACATCTCCGATATACTCTCGATGTTGTATACGAGTCTCACCTTTATTATTAGCGAACACAGGGGCTTGCTGTGATGCACCAGAGGGATTGACTATTGAATTCTGCTTGACCTCATAATCTCCAAAGCCCAAGACACTGCCGAGTAGGTCACCCGCGGCGGAACCAATCCGCCCGCCTATGGGGCCCCCCAATGCCCCGCCAGCAAGACCGCCCAATGCACTAAATATGCCTTGGCCTGGGCGTGTGGATTTGACAGTGGCAGCTTGAGATGGTTTGGCTGGCTGCACGTTCTTGACCCGCACGGCCGCAGGCTTCTTCACCTTCTTCACTGGCCTCTTAACTTTGATCTTCTTTGACACAGGTAAAATTCGTGCCTCAATGAGGACTTAAAGGGCATGAGCCCTAAGCGTGGGATCAAACGTCCCGCGGATTTTCACGCTAATTGAAAACCCTTCGACCTTTCACCTCAATAACGGGGTAGTTTTGTCATGACATTTTATGAGGACCCCGGGACCCACAATAGAACAAATCATGCGCACCAGATCTGTTCGCCTATGCGGTCATATCTCGCAGATATGTGGGTGGGCTTTGCGCCCAATTTCCCATCTAAGTCTTTGGTGAGTATTCTAGATATCGTCGGGTGGTGTATAGGCACACCAACAACTGGGGGGGTATTAGCCGGTCGTATAAACTCTGAGCTAACCCTGAGACGATCCAAATTATTGTGTCCGGGCAATTCATAACGGATGGTTAAACAATTGCTGAGACTCTGTTCGAATTTCAATTGCTCAGAAATTGGAAAGTCGTATTGTTGTGCGACGAAGATGCGCGAGTTCACCGTCACTTCACATGACTTTTCCCAAACACGATTGGAAATGGCTAATCGCAATTGTTCGTCCTTCAAGTATCCCAACTCAGCAGCATACTTGTCGGTTGAATAACCGCGAGTCTTGGCACATACCCAATGACATAAGGGTGAAATTACGGGGCATTGTGGAAAGTTATACAATGCAGATAGAGCTTTGGCGCGCAAGTACGCCATTCGCGTGGTTTGCTTGGCGTGGCAATACTTCACTGGTAAGATGAAAAATTTTGAGAGGAATAATTTAGGGTCACTATAAATGAGACCCTGCTGGCAAGAAATTATCTTGCAAAAAGAAGCAATCCGGTAATTATCATATTCCTCGGGCTTCAGGCGCAAGCCCATTTTAGAAATAGTCTTCTCTCGTAGAGGGACGTACTCAGATATCCCATCATCACCCTCAAACAAACCGCGGAACGAATCAAATTCTTTCGCCAAAAGGATTGGATCAAACGTGCGGCATTTTTCTGTGAGGGTCAGAAAAGACATAATGAGTAAATTCAACATACCATTCGCCGAGGAGGTCCAGAATGCTCCCGACATGAGACGTTCGCTGATGGTAACGGTGATATGTTTAAATTTACACACATTGTTGCCCTTCATGAGCCGATGTAAAAATTTCCTCAAAGAGCCCCTCACGCTGAGACCACGGAGCATATGGGCCACCCAAAAATAGATGATGTCGCTATATACTCCGAAATGGTGCGCCTCCATGGAGGTGAAGTCGGTGGTATTCACTCTTTCTTCATTGAATAAGGCCTTCATGCGCGCAGGCCAGTCTTTAGACTGTGTCCCTTTAACAAAGTATTTCTTCAGCTGCGCAAAAGTGCTCTTATCCACCGCATTCATGACCGGTCCAAGTATGCACTTGGACTCGTCGGTGTAACTGTTTATGGCGCGGGCATTCTTTGGGCACATATACGGCTCGAGAGACTTGATGAAACTCTTGTTACATGAGTGGGCTTCATGCAAACCCACAGCCGAATTACAAGTGGCTGCCGCCACTCTCTTCAACTGGATCTTCCTCGCTCCAGTGTAGTTGGTCAATTTTCCCAACCAGGTGTTAAAATCGCTGACTTGATGATCAGTGATTGGAACCAAATATGTGGTGATAACTTTCTTGGCATATTGTGAGAAAGCGCTCATGATGTCGCCATCCCGTTCAGGCATTTTACATCCGAATCTATGAATAGTGGCCGCAACCATGTTAGCAGTGACCCCAGTGTCATTCATGAACACGGGGAAAGACAGCAACCCGGTTGAGGGCGACTCTATACGACACTCTCCATACATACAAACCACGCGTCTAGTGGAAAATAAATTCTTGACTTTGATACGTAAATTATTACTGGGTTCATTGATTTTTACATCAAAATCACCCTGTATTATGCCATATTGCCACCAAGTGATTGAGTTGGTTTGGTGACTGGCATTTGGTTTAAA